GGGGATGTCAATGTCGCCATAATTTTTCTCCTAAAAAAACATTTATTATGTTAGTAGTATTTACCTAAATCTGTTGTTTTAGTGCGGTATTAGAATATACCAGAATAAGTATTTTTTTAAAATTATGATAAATAACCGATTTTAGACTAAATCGAATTTTTGATGTGTTTTCGGTGTGCTTGGAGCATAGTTTTTGTTGATTTTTATTATTTCAGAATCTAAATCTTCAAGTGTGCCACTGTTGTTAATCACGCCATCAAATTCATAACCGACCCAATCCCATTCGCTTGAATGAACGTGTTTGTAATTTGTAGTCATTATGTGTAGAGCCTTTGCGTCACCTGAGTTTGCCTTTACAGCAAAATCATACCATTCTGGAATATTACCTCTTACCACGTGAAATACTTTGCCGCCTAAACTTTTAATAAAGTCTAACTCATTAACGAATCTACAATCACTTATAATTACGCACTTTTGGTCATTGCGTATTTTATGTATTCTGTACTCTAAACTGGATAACCATATTTCTTTATTAAAGTGATCTCGTAATACGTCTGTTCCAATAAGTTGCAATGCTAATCTAGGTGTAAAATTATTTATACCTAACTTTTTACTCCAATACAAATCAGTTGTTTCTCTAAAATCTCTACTTGCATCTGTTTGACCTTCTAGTAATTCTCTATCCCAGCCAAATATACTAGCACATACATCTTTAAGTGGCCCTGCAAAACTTTCTTGAACACAGCCAGATTCTACTAGTTTAGTCGCTACTGAGTCTTTACCTGAACCGATAAATCCTACTAAACCAATTATCCTATTTGCCATTATCCAATTACAAAGCCTAAATGTTTATTTCCTTCTTCCATATTGTTTATAGCCGCCAATAACCTTTCTTTGTCAGCCATTGATTCCTGTTTTAATGCATCACCGTTAAGAGTAACTGCTCCGCCTGGTCCAGGTAAACCGCCTGGGAATTTACTTCTTGCTTCTCCCAACATCATTTTACATTCTGCTAAGGCCCAATCTGCAATCCAAGGTTTCGCATAATTGTCGTTAAGCAATATTTCCTCAGGTACATAGTTATATACTCCAATGGAAATATCTTCTTCGTGTTTTATGGCTCTTAATATTTTTAAAACTTTAGTATTTGGATTAAAAGTAAAATCGTACTCACTACCAAATATTCTTCCTAACGTTTCTTTATATTGAGAAAATGCATCAAAAACTGCTAATCCGCCAATCTGTCCTGCTTGTACCATATACATATTATGGAAAGCAACATCAAAAGGATCAAAGTTAGTACCACCTGTTGATGTGGAACTTACTCCTCTTCTATAAACTTTTCTAACATTTAAAACTTCTGCAGGCAAACTGTATTCTTGAACGTCTACTAGGGTAGATAAAAATACATAACTTTCTTCACTTGCAACGTCACTACGAGACCTTAACACGTCAACTGCCTTGGATATAGCAAGGTTGTAGTGTTCTGGATCTAATTCCACATCAACCATACCGTCGCCTAAACGAAGTTTGATTTCTGTGATTAATTTATTTTTGTTGGTCTCGGATGAACTCATACAAGTATTTATCTAAAACGTTGTTAGTAAAATACAATGCTCATTTATTCTACCGTTCATTTTAGTACCGGTAGTAGTTAATTCGTCAAATGCTTTTGAAAATTTTGTTTTTGCTTTGCCAGTCCAGTTGTTTATTTGTTCTTTTGGCTTTCTCAATGTTTTTTGCAAACTCTCATCTGGGTCAAAGTCCTGTATAGTTGTGCCTTTGACCATTAGTCCTGCTCCTGGTCTATTCATTGCTTTAGGATCTTTACTTTTTGCGTGATACACTCCTATTTTTCTGTTTTTAGTGTTATACACCCATAACTCGTTGCAATTAACAATATCAGTAGGCTCTATAGATGCCAGTCCTAGTTCGCCAAAGGCTTCTAAATACTTTAACTTTTTAATTATAGATTCCTTACTTCTTGCTCTAGGTTTTCTTGCTTTTCTAGTTGTTTTTGCTTTGTTAATAAATGTCTCACAGGCAGTTTCTATTTTTTCAAAAAACGTCAAATACTCTTTTCTCATTTTAGGATTCATAAAACTGTAGCCTTCTTTGATGTCTTCGTCTTGCCATTCTATAACTTCTACTGCTTCTGCTTTTGCATCTTCATACGATTCAATTATTAGTTTGGCGTGATTTGCCTTTATTGCTGGTTGATACGAAATCATCATTTTATATGGGTCGAAGTCATTTACAGATTTATCTCCTGTTATAAAGTCATCAAGATATGATTCAAACTCTCCTAAGAGATCTGTAATTTGCTCTTGCATTCTTTGTTTGATTGTGACTATCGGTTTTTCTTTTTGTTTCTCTTTCTTTTCTAGAATTGTTTTCTTTCCTCTTTCAATCCATTCTACCTTTCTTTTTTCCAAATGGTTTAAAAATCCTTCAGTCATATATCCTAGTTTAGATTCTATAAAGAATGAATTCCCACAAGACGTAAATGCCCAGTCAGGATTTGATAGGATGAGTTCTATTTCTTTTTTGTCCCATCCAGACTTATTTGCAATCCAAGTTCTTGCCGCTGAAACTGTTTGCTTACTTTTAATTTCTGTACGAACAAAGTATTCACACTCTCTAACTGCTTTCTCTTGCTCTGCACTATCAGTTAAAAGTTTAAGTGTTTTCCACTCAGGTTCCGTAGTAACAAAAACTGAACGTGTTTTAGTTTTTCTTCTTGGCATCTACTATTTTTATCTCTACTAGTTTATTTTTGACTATAAACTGGAGCCATTCGGGCCAATTTTTAAATCCTAGTATATTTTTAGGATTTTTAAATGCTTTTTTCTCAGCATAGAATTCACTTATCTCAACTATGCCTTCCGCTTTACCAAATGTACGTCCGTGTTCGTAGCCTTTGTTATAACAGTAAGTCGAATAAAGTGCACCTATTATAGTGAATGCAATTATTGTCATTTCCATAAATGTTCTCCTGTTATGGTTATTATATATGCCTTTGGGTGCAAAGTCAACACAAAATAGAATCGCAGAACGATAAATAGTGTTATGCCTAAAATAAGTTTATGGAATCCGGAAAAGACAAACGACTATTATTTTACAAGTAGAATAGTAGGCGAGCATCTGTTCTCCGGTGGTACAGGAATATTTGTTCACAAGTACTTGGGTGTTGCAGAAGATGTATCAGACGGAAACGACTATACCCAGAAAAGTCCTTTAAACTATTATGACAGTGATGGTAATAAAAGAACTGGTGAATCAGTTATACAAGATTTGTTGTTTTTAGAAAATCGAGACAGAATTTATAGTCAAGATGTGTATGAACTTAGAGGAGCCTATGATATAGGCGATAACGATTTTGATATGACACAGTTTGGATTATTCTTATCCAACGATACTATATTCATAAACTTCCATATAGAGAGTATGGTAGATGCATTAGGCAGAAAGTTAATGTCAGGTGATGTGATTGAGTTACCTCACCTAAGAGATGATTTGTTGCTGGACGACAGAGAAGAAGCAATTAATAGATTCTACGTTGTTCAAGATGGCAGTAGACCGGCATCAGGGTTTGATCCAAGATGGTGGCCTCATTTGTGGAGAGTCAAGTGTGGACCAATTACAGATTCTCAAGAATACAGAGATATTATTGGAACTGGTGAAGAAATTGGTGACCTTAGAGATGCTATTAGCACATACCAAGACGAGATTGATATTTCATCTGCTATTGTGCAACAAGCAGAAAATGATGTGCCATATGATGAATCATACCAAGCAGGCGTACACCTTTATGTAAATGAAGACTTACCCAACAAACCTATTATAGGAACTGTTGAAGGTGCACCCAATGGTGTAACACTTGTAGGAAGTGGAATTAGTTTTCCAGTATCTTCTAATGATAATGACTACTTCCTAAGAACAGACTTTACACCAAATAGATTATTTAAGAAACAAGGAACTAGGTGGATAAAAGTACAAGACGATACTAAACAAAGTTGGAACAATGCTAATAGAATTTTAAGTTCATTTATCAATAACACCAACACAACATTGCAGTCAGATGGTAGTACAATAGATGAAATGCAGTTTGTTAGTAAAGTTGTTAAACCTAAAACGGACAATTAAAAATGAAAATATATGAAGTAGCAGATAAAGTAGAGCAATTAGAAGATAAACTATATGATATGAAGTCAACTCTACAAAGTGCTAGAAATATTACTAAAAAAATAAAGTACAACAATACTTATAGTGAAATCATTGCAGAATTAGGAACACTAGCAGAAGATAATGGTTTAAAATTAGATGAATATCAGATTCGACAAGTTTATCAGGCTCATAACAATTTAGAGTCAGAAATTTACGAATTAGAAGAAGTGTTTAAAGATGCTATAAGAGATTTGAGAAACAAAATTGACGATATGGATGAAGAATGAAATATTGGTATGACGAGCAGTTAAGAAGATACATACTTCAGTTTGTAAGAATATTTGCAAATTTCAAAGTCAAAGAAGGTGGCAAAGGAGGAAAGAATCCTTACTACAATCAAGTACCTGTTAGATATGCCGATATGAGTAGAATGGTAGCACATATACTTAGACAAAACTCTGAGAATATGATTAACAGCACACCATTTATTGCTTGTTCAATTCAACAATTAGCAATAGCAAGAGATAGAACACACGAGCCAAATTTTGTTGATAAAAAACAGATAACTGAAAGAAAATTTGATAAAGAAACAAACAGTTACACTACGTTACCTGGTAATCAATATACTGTAGAAAGATATATGCCGGTGCCGTATAATTTAACAATGCAAGTAGATATATGGACTCCTAACACTGATACCAAAATGCAGTTGTTAGAACAGATACTTGTATTGTTTAATCCAACAATTCAAATACAAGCAAATACAAATCCGTTAGACTGGACTAACATTGTTGAAGTTGAACTTATAGATCTACAGTGGACCAGCAGAACACAACCGGTTGGAGTAGATGAGCAGATTGATATTTCTAGTTTAACATTTACTTTACCTATTTGGTTAAATCCGCCTGCAAAAGTTAAAAAACAAGAAATAGTAGAGCAAATAGTTGCTGACATAAAACTTGTAGATAACTTACAAGAGTTAGGGTATGATGACGCCATATATGATTTCTTTGGTGATATAGAAAATGCCGCCAGTGTAATTGTAACTCCGGGTAATTACAGAATTGGAGTGTCTGGTACAGATATTACATTACTGTCATCAGATAGTTTAACAACTAAAAAATGGAATGAAGATTTGTTAGATGCTTATGGAAAATTAAGAGACGGTGTTAGTATTTTAAAACTAAGACAATCAAATGACTACGAAGACCATACACAAGATATAATCGGTACTGTAACTGCTAACACATCAGACGCAACAAAATTATCAATTGTTATAGACCAAGATACATTACCACCAACAACATTAAGCGACATATCAAAAATTATTGATCCGCAAGTAAATTTTCCTGGAGACGGAACACTTGCTCCTGTGTTTGATGGTCAACGATATCTCATCACAGAAGAAATATCAACATCAGGATATCCTAATTGGGGTATAGATGCAGGAGAAAATGATATAATTCAGTATAGTCAATCATCTGCTAAATGGGTAGTGGTGTTTGATGCCAGTTCATATTCAGGTACTGTTCCTGTTGTACAGAACTTAAATACAAGCAAACGTTATAAATTTGTGAGTAATCAATGGATATCCGTTTACGAAGGAGAGTACAACCCAGGGTTCTGGAAACTGGTGCTTTAGTAAAAATAGGCGCAGGAGCAATTTTTATTGCAAAGAACACAGGTAGATGTCTCCTACAATTAAGAAACAATAGTAACAAAAGAAACAACAACACTTGGGGTCTGTGGGGTGGAATGGTTGACGATAATGAAACCCCTCTAGAATGTTTACATCGAGAACTCACAGAAGAAATAGCAGAATACCCAGGAATATTAAAACTAAATCCCATAGATGTATTTAGAAGCAAAGACAAAAAATTTATATATTACAGTTTTGCCTGTATAGTGCAAGATGAATTTATACCAACCTTAAACGAAGAAAGTGCGGGATATTGCTGGGTAGATATTGGCAAGTGGCCCAAACCGTTACATTCAGAAGTTAGAAAAACATTAGACAAAAGCGGAACAGAAAAACTTAAACTTATATTGGAATTAAATGGATAATAACGATAAAATAATTTTAGTAAGTTTACAAAGATCCGGAAGTACAAAGTTATCTGTAATTTTGAATCATACACTAATGACCAAGTATCCTTTTTACTTCAACAACTCATTCTTAAAACCTTTTTATGGTGATGCTGACAAGTACGGCAAATTTGAATTGCCTGCACTAATAAAAGTTCAGCAAGGATTAGAGTGGTTGCATCCACATAAAATGAATAGAAAATTTACATACAGTATTCAAGGAGATTCAGTTGATGTAAGATATGGTGAGGAAACAAATTCAGGATTGGCTGAATTACCTACTAGATGCGAGTTCTTAAAGTACTTTGCGATAAATAATATGCATCAGCACTATAAACACATAGTATCAGGATTCCAGGATAGAGAGACATTACTAGATTTTAAAGCACTAGGCTATAGATTGGTAGGCACATCTAGACAAAATAAATGGCATCAGTTTTTAAGTTATAACATTGCAAAACATTCAAAGTTTATTTACTATAAAAACGAAAATGTAAACCGTTTACATAAACAAATAACAATCACAGAAGACGACATAGTGTACTTTAGAGAACATTTAGATAAGTACGATAGAATAAAAGATATACTAGACAGTGAACTTACTTACGAAGATATAACCACAGACATCGATAAGGTGTCACACACTCTAAACACAGACCTAATAGAAGATGATGATTTCATAGCAAGTCAAAACATCAATTCTATATCTAGAAGTAATTTGTTTGCTAACTTAGAAGAAGCAAAGGAGTTATTCGATTGCAAGGTAAAATTTTAGACTTTAAACTTAGAAGGTTTAAAGAAAGTTTAGAAAAGTTTAACAAAACAAATGTTATTCCGGACGAATACCTCACGGGTATACTAAACATAGAAGATTTAAAAAAACATTACTACGAAGATTTATCTGATGGATATAAAAAAATATTTGTAAACCTACAAAGAAAACTAACAGGTAAATTAAGAAAAGACACCCACAACTTGCAAGAAACTTTTATGGAAGAATATCATTCGTTAATGAATAATCTAAGAACAAGAAAAGATATTTTTATATTTCCATCCATTATGAAAAAATATAGAAAAGATATTAATCCAGCAAGGGCACTATATTTTGAAATATCAAATTTAATGTTACACTTTAATAGTGATGACGAAAGACATATTTGGTTATTAGGTTTGTTTAAGGAAAATACTTGGAGACAAGAACTAATACATAGTTGTTTAATAGACATACAAAATATAGATAATTTAATTTCTAAATATTTTCATCATATGAAAAAAGAAGGAAATGTCAGTTTAGAAATGTTGCATATTATTGAGATTAGAAAAGACTTAAAAAGTTATGTTGGAGTGTTCGATGACTTCTCCCATTTTGATTATGGTGACTAGTTATTTGTAAAGTTTACGTTGCTTGCCGTCAAATAAAGGAGTATACATCCTAACTGGAATCTCTTTACCTTTTACTTTTATTTCGCCTAAATTACTAAATGCTAAATCAGGACATTGCAAATAAGTAAACTCAGAAACAATGATTGGCACATCTTC